CTCATTCTGATACCGTAAGTCTGTGATCACTACATCTGTGCGGGGTACCCCAATGATGACAGGGCCACCTTTGACTCCAGAACACTGAAGTTCTGGATCGATTGAGGATGGGGTCCCAGAAAATGGATAGAGCCCAAGCTTCTGGTCATACCCAAACTTACCAGTAGCCAACTGACGGGTCATACGGATAGCGTACTCAGCCCAGATGGGCTCGTAGCACTCATTGCGACCCCAACCATCACCCAAGGTTTGAAGAGCGTGCCTAACCGTAAGTCCGACTGGAGTTGGGTCTTCCTTTGAGTGAACTAAAGGACAACTTCCTAAAGGACTTCCTCCGAAAACATTTCTTGGATACCGAGGATCTTCCTTGTTCCGATTCTCACTCGGTCCCCACAACTGGTCATCAGTGAAGTCAAACACATCCTTGAGAATGCGCTTGAGAGGGTCAGCAAAAGCAATTGGCACATAGTTGTGTGCTTGTACCAATTGCCTAGCAGCTTCATCCTTACCGGCACCAGCGCTACCCCTCTTACGAGAGAGCCAATTGAACCAACCAGCCTCAGTGGTGAGACCCGAGATAGCTATCAACATGTACTCGGATTACACCGAGTAGGGACCGGGACCCTCATTCGAGTTCAACATGGACCATAGGATCATCCCCATGGTTGACCAATCAACATTTGACAGGGTTTCTTTCGAGGTAATCAAGTCCCTAAACTTACGTACCTCCACGTAAGTCTTTTCGGTATCAGCTTCAACACCAAAGGTCTCACCAGACTTCTCTATCTCCCTCAGCTTATCCCGCTCAGCCTTGGTGATCCTGGCGTAGAATAGGGTGCTTGTATGAGCTGAAAGGGTTCCTGCTAATTGCAAAGTACCTAACTCCCTTAGGCGAGTTGGATCAATGGTAAAGGAGGTTTCCTCGTGAAGTTCTTCGAGTGCCACCTTCTTGGTCTCCCCTTTATCCTCTCTGGTGCTTCCACCTGGTAGTTCAGAGATGAACCCAGTATTGGTTCTAGCTGGACTCCTGAACTCTTTCACCAAGAGAACCTCAGTGTCCCATAGATAACTTAGACCCTCTCCCTCGGGACGATAGAGGAGTGCTACAGAAGAAATATCAGGCCTACCAAGAATAAACTCATTTTCCTTTAATCTCTGTTCTGAGGTAACCCACACTTTGACGTGGAGACACCAGAAGAAAACTTTGTCCCTTTTCTGACCGAAACCACGAAAGTTCCAAAGGACACGAGCGCTGTCAAGTCGGTTTCCAGCGGACGTCTGGGACTTGTACCACCTTTGAAAGGTCGGGTGCTTCCAGACGAGCAAGGGTACCTGAGCCTCACCCCCGACTCGTAGGGAGCCTTCTCCGATGCTCTTAACGGCATCTTCGAGCGTGGTGTCTAGTGTCGAGTAGTTGGCCACCTTCAGCTTGGTAGCCATGTGTTGAAGGTATTGAACCTTCTGAGCATCGGGTGGGGTACCAAGAATAACCTTTCCACTATCAGCCCAAAGCCCCCATTCAACATTGGTTGTGAAAGCTGGCATGGTCTTCAAATCACGGGGCACCCAGAAAACAATCATATCTGCTTGATGGAGAGCTTGAGTTTCCCATTCAACCTGATCGACATAGTCTCCGAACACTTTTCCATCACGAGGTTCTGGCACGAATACATGACCATCAAACCCAAGGCCCTCAAGTATTCTGAGAGCCTCTGGTCTCCAACTTGGGGTTCCCTTATCGCGTGGTGTTGGCCCAGCAAGGAAAATGCTTTTGACTACCTCAGTGGGGAGATCCTCTTTTGCATAAACCACCCTCATGCCCGACTTCCATGTCTCTGGATTCATGTACCAGAGTTACACCGGATAGAGTGCCTGATTGAATAAACCCCTTATTGAAGTGCTCGAACATGACATCGGACCTCCACCTAATCCAACGGGTAGCCTCAAAGTGGTCTAATCAGAATTTTGAGTCAAGGTACGCTCGTCTCTTGCTCTCGATGTCCAGGGATCAGGCTAAGAAGGTTCTTGGGTTCCCTCTTGATTACAACCCCTCAGAAGATGAGATTAGTAAGAAGTACAAGGAGAAGGCTCGAGAGAACCACCCTGATCGTGGTGGTGATCTTGACAAGATGGTGGAGATCAATGTTGCTAAAGACGTGCTGACAGGGAAGGCTGAGGAAGTGTGGCGGCCAGAACCTGGTCCGGCTCGTAAAAAGTATGAGCCACCCCCACGTCCAGAGGCAGTCTATACGGTGAAAGGGGTACCGTTCGCCGCCGCTTGGTCTGGAGCAGGAATCCCCAGTGGCACTGATTGGAAGTTCGTCAGTGAGAGGGTTAGCCTGTACAGTAAGGGATTTCCAAACCAACCGGGTTGCGTACTGTATGGACAGACAGCAACACTTCATGTTTTCTGTGCAATCTTCAAGCAGGAGTCAACCGCTAATGTGTGGCCTCCTACAGATGCTGAGGGAAAGGTCTTCGAGGTTGAGGAAGGATGGAGAGCTCAGGTACTGACTGCCCCAATCTCCAAGGATATAGCCAAGATTGCTGCGAAATTCATCAAGCAAGTGGTTTCAGACTTCCCAGGTCAAGGTCCCAAAGATGGGAGCGTTCCCAAGAAGTATCTTCTATGGACTCAGAATGGTGGACACCCAACGGAAGCCTACATTGAGAAGATCCCTTACCGCGGTAAGTACTCCTTGAAGGAGGTCTTGAGACTTGCAGGTCTTGTCAAGGTTGATGATGATGTGGCTAAGGGTACCATGGCCATCATTGACTTCTGGGGGGTTCAGAACATGCAGAAGCATCGTGATAACCCACGGGGTTATCTAGGTAGCAGTGGTGACTTCTTTCTATCGATTGATGGAAAAGAGGTCAAGCTCGATGATGAAACCTGCAAGAATATAGTAAAGAGCATGTTCTTGGTGGTAGCTACTCGTAATTTTGAGTACCGCAAGGTGTACCGACTGAACCGGTTGAAGCCAGGTAGCTTCAAGGGTGGAGCTTACTATGCTTTTAGTACGCTTTACAACTGTTTGACGAGCGAACCATCTTGGGTAAAGGAAGCTCTCGGAAAGAACATGGATCTAATCAAGCCTGAAGATCGAACGGCCTCAGTCTTCTTGAACCTCTGCTCTTCAATGTCATTGAAGCAAGCGTCAGTTGTTACTGGGATCCCTATGCGTGATCTAGTAGAGATGGTCTACGACTAGTCCTCTAGATCAACGGCTACCGGAGCCCCTAACGCGGACTTCTCGACCTCAATCAAATCAGGAGCAACCTTTCCTGAAGCTGCAACCATGTCGAGAAGCTTCTTGATCATCGGCAGGTCATGTTCATAGCTAGCCGAATGGTTCGGACGTGGGAGCCTTAGAACCATGTACAGGGATTCTGACAGGGTCAACTCAAGAGGATCCTTCTTCAGGATTAGGTATGAAGCTGGACCTATCCCATAGATGTCAGGTCCGTACTCCACAATGTTTAGGTACAGCTCAATGATCTTGTCCTTGGGAAATGAACTCTCCAAGGCGACCGTCAAGATGGCTTCTTGAATCTTCCTGCCCACGGTGCGACTTCGGTTGAGCCACAGGTTCTTCGCCAACTGCATCGTGATAGTGGAACCACCACGAAAGAACCTTCCAAGCTTCAGATTGTCCTTTAGACTGTTCTCGATTGCCTGAGGAATGAAACCTCTGTGGTAGAAGAAGCCAGGATCCTCTGTAGTAGTGAGAGCTGTTGTCATGTTCGGACTGATCAGCTGATAGGGAGTCCAGTCCGGTGCCGAGGGCCCAGCTTTACGAATGAAGGGCTTTCCATTCGGATGGTACGCGGTATAGGTGAACTCCCCTGCAAGATCCTTGATGAACTTTGGAGACGGTCCTGTAAGCTTGCATCCGTTCGAGATCTTGAGCTTCACGTTAGGAAGTAGCCTCAAGTCGAATTTGAACTCCCCGGTTAGGTTAACCTGCTTGAGTTGATCAGTCATCATCTCAACTGGAATCGCCTCGAGCCAGTGCTCGCAGAGATCCTCTCCCCAAACATGCTTGTCCTCCCAGTTGAAGAAAATCAGAGATCCGTTACTCTTTATCCAAAGCTCCCCACCAAACTTTGGTTCTGCCTGCCTAAAATCGATAGTTGTGATCGATACATCTCGGAATGTGACTGGAACTTGGTAAAACCTCTTGTGCTCCACTTGAACGGATTTGGCCTTCGGATACACCCACCCATCCTCAATCTCGAGAACAAGGCCTTCAATAGTAAGGGGATGGAATTCAACTCTACCCAGTTCGAGGCGAGTGTTTTTGAAATCGAAAGAGCCATCGGTGAACTTGATCTCTTCCAACTTGAGGAGGTCCCTGACCTTGTGGAGGGAATCTGGTAACCCTGCTTTGCCACTAGCGGCGAAGGCTACCTTGGACTTGAAGTCATAGTTCACCCCATTCACCGAGATCAGCCCATACCTGGTCTCAATCTTCCCTGTAACAGCCCGAGCCCCATTCGAATCAAAGGAGGCCTGGTAGAGTGTAGCAGCATCAAGACCTCGGTAGATCTTTACGGTCAGGTTCTTCCCAGTGAACTTGAACCCAGATCCGTTCTTCTGATCTTTCGAATCCTTAGTCAGAGTTACAAGAGCAAGCCCACCATCAACCGCAACGGTCTTAGCTTTTCGACAGGCAACCGCCGAATCGAACATACCTTCGAGATTGTGGGTCTTTACGTTGATCCGTTCGACTCTAACGCAGTCCAGGCTGAGTGCTCTAGCAGACCCAACCTGGACACCGGGGATCAACCCATTGAGGTAGTGCTTCAGGATTGCTGGTACAAGAAGCCAGCCAAGTACCAGTAGGGCTACTGGAATAGAACCGATAATAAGCCACTTCTTACGGGTCTTCACCTTAGCACCCTACCCCAACTGAGTGACTTCAGCAAGAAACATATGTACAGAGGTACAGCTTGATGTCCCGACTCGTATAATCTAGAGCGCAGATGACCTCGAATAGGGTTTTCTTGATCTCTTCTAGTCGATCTAAGTCAACTGAAAAGAGACCCTTACCGCGATACTCACTACATTCATACTCCAACAACCGATAGCCAAGAATGTAGTTGGAATAAGTACAACCCCAATCCTCTCCGCTCAAAGTTGGATCCACAATATGAAACCGAAGATTACTAGTGGATCCGTCGCTATCGTTCCACTCGTTAAACAGCTCTTCTGGGGTTTTGATACCAAACTGTTTTTTGGCGAATTCCATGAATGCTGGCTTGAAGCTGGGAACCAATTGAGGTTCAAGCTTAGCTCCACATTTGGAGCAGAAAGGACCGCCCTGAGGTGGGTGGCCCTTTGGGCACACCACAGCCCCGGGAATGACAGTTCTCAAGTCATCAGGGCTGAGGCTGGCCCCAATGACCAATCGTGGATAGTAGCTTGTTCCCATGATGAACCTCAGATCTTAATCTCAACTTCTTTCATATTGACCTTGCAGAGGAGCTCTTCTTCTCCGAGCTTGAGGGTCATGGAATTCTCATCGAGGGAGGCGAACTCCGTGAACCAAACTTGACCCACGGTGATAGCGAACTTGATCTGAGCTATCTCTCGGATCTTCTTGCGTGTGACCGCAACAGAATCCTTGGCTTTCTTGTCGATCCACGCGATGAAAGCAGCTTCCTTGGCTTCATCTGTGGCAAGCTTCGTGTACTCATCGGAGGCCAGCCACTTCTCGACCTCAGTCAATGCAGGTACCAAAAGAGCCCCACTTGTGGTTTGCTTCTTGGTAGCGCTAATCTTCTTCCGAACATCATTCACAGATGGTAACTTGGATAACCCAGCGATAGAAACTTCGAGCTTTTTGGCCACATAGAAGTCAGTGGCGGTGGCCGAGACTGTGTGAGGAGGAGCAAAGCCCGAGTAGTCGGTGAACCCTTGCTCCTTCAACCAGTTAGCCGCATCCTCGCCGTACGTGACTACGAACCCTGGTGACTTCTTGGGGGGTACCTTCTCATCCCTGACGTCCTTGTAGACCTTTTGAGCTGCTCGAGACTTCTCGAGCTCCCACTGAGCCAGGAACATGGCCTTGGCACTGGCGGCCTTGATCATCCTTCGATTGATCACAGGGAGCGCTCGAAGGTTGATGACCCCAATCACGAACCCACCAGTCATCGATAGCTTGGTCGGCTTGGCTTCGGCTGGAAGCAACTCAGAGAGCTTTTTGGCAGTTGCCTCTGTAACCCTCACCGGAAGAGACTCCACGTTGATTAGCCCGTCCTTCACAATGGCATAGTTACGGAAGATGAAGGTCTGGAAAGATGCGGGGACCTTTCCTTTGAGTTCATCCTTGAGACGGGCCGAAATGTCAACAACCCCTGTCTTCCGAACATTAATCGAAATGTTCGGGAAGTCCTCGTTGTAGACCAACGAGGAGATTGGATAGCCTTCAGGGGCCGGATCAGCCACGAACTTGAGGGGATCAGGCTTGGAGCTGAGGATAGCCGTGAGCTCCGTATTCAACTGAGCCAGCACTGAGGCTTTCTTCTCGGTCAACATCTTGCCCCGAATCTCATCAACCTTCTTCTGCTCATCCTCGGTCAAGATCTCGTCTGCATCGATTCGACTACGGCCGATCTTTGAGTACTTAAACTCGGGGTGCTCCAATAGGATGTGAGCGGAATCATCACTGGCAAGCAACCCGAGTAGGTCGAGAACCGTGTAGGCATCGTCATCGGGTACCTTCTTCGGATCCCAGCCCTTCGTGTAGCGGAGCTTGTCATCGAAAGCCGCCGCTTTGGCAGAGTCCATATAGTCACTGTACTTCTGCTTTCCGAAGCAGGAGGCGAACCTCTCGATGAAGTCCACATCAGCTAGGGCTTTCAGGAACGGGAAAACCACGTCCGACTTCATGCGAACTGAGTAAAGTGACACGGCCGCGTAGGAAGCCGCTAAAGCAACCTTGTCCAACTTGTCTAGGATCCCATCATGCTTACCACCAATTATGCCGCAAGCACCGGCAAGGGTGTGACGAGGGTGATCACCTTCCTTGTTGGGACTCACCCGCCAGAACTCTTCCACATCAGTGGGAAGGTTAGCCTTACCCTCCTCAACGGCATAAGTTGTCAACTCACCATTGATCAGTGTGTAGACGAAGTTCCCAATGGAACCCCCGGAAACCTTGACCTCAACCTTGGGCGCCCCAGAGAGCTTCTTCCCCAAGGAGGCCTCGAGAACAGGCTCATACTTGTTGAAGTGTTCGGCAAAGATCAACTGCCCACCGGCCTTCTCAGCCATGGCCGTAAGAAGGGGGCGGTCAGCGTAGTAACCATATTCAACGAAGGTTGCCGCCGCAAGCCCACCAGCAGCCTCTTCAACAGTCTTGAGGATTTCAGCTCGGTTCCACTGGTTGTCACACCCGTCCGACATGAAGAACAGAGAGAAGACGGAACCCGGCTTCTTACCACTCACCCGCTTAATAAGAGCTGAGACCTCTTGGAGAGGCTCCTTGAACCCGGTTAGCCCGATTGGCTGCAACCACCTGTCAATGGCCTTGTTGACGTCCTGCAGGTCAGTGAGGGTCGCTACAGGCTCAGCCTCGAGCAGGGTACCAAACTGCCCACGTCCCGAGAACCAGATGATCGATACCGTGTCCTTAACCCCAATGAGTTTTGGGAGCTTCTTCTTTAGTTGCTCTCTAATCTTAGGAAGTTCGCCATACATGCTGCCCGAAACGTCAATGACTAATATGTGGTTTGTTGGTACCTCGACAGGCTTTGCATTATCTTTAGACTTATTCAACTCTTGGTGAACAAGAAATAGCCCGTCAGCAACCTGGTATGACAGCATAGGTGGGAAGTCCTTCCGTTGGATTACCCTTAATACACCGATGGGCCTTCAAATCAACAACTTTTTACCAGGCCGGCTACAAGTCGGTAATATCGATCCCAGTCATTTCAAGAAGCTTTCCAACAGCCTCAGTTTTTACCTGACTTACCCTAGGCTCTGAAACTTTCAGTTCGGCAGCCAAGTCTTTGAGGGTCATACCCTCAAAGGAGTGTTTTCGGATGATGAACTCCTCTCGCTCAGTCAGGGAAGCCATTTTTGCTATGACTTTCATAAGAATCTGGCGAGATGATACTTGGTTGTCAATCAAGCCTTGATCAACGGTATCGTTGTCAGAAATCAGTCGATACTCTGGTTGCCTATCAGGACCGGCCCTACGAATATAACCAGATTCCTTACGAATCTCGTCAATGATCTGCCCTCGGATTCGAACTTTGGCGTAGAAGTCAAATTCACACTCTGGACCAGTGTACCGATTGCAAGCGTCCCAAAGACCTATCTTTCCCCATTGAACCAACTCAGTGAGCTGAAAAGGAACTCCAGTTCCCTTCACCCATAAGGCTACTTGATTAGCTAAGTAGCTGTACTCACGAAATCTTTTGTTGAAACCCCTACTAACAGGGGCTTTTTCCTTGCGCTTGAACAATCAAGAATCCTGCCTTCAAGAGAAGAGATCATAGCACCTTTTCTAACATCTCAACTTGGTCCTGCGGTAACTCATCCATACAATAGAAGGCTATCATCTCTGCAAAGTTCTCCTCATCATTCTTACCCGCATATGGAGTTATGAATCCAGACCCAGGCTTCGATTCAGATTTGATACCCTTGAGTGAGGCCCACCCTTTGAGTGAGACACTAGCCTTATTCGATGGATCATCTTCTCTATGCATGATCACCTGATACCCACCTCGAGACCCATAACTCACCCGTTCGACAACATAGGTCTTACCCTTTTCAACCACTGTGTCACCAGGCTTAGGGGAAAGATCTGGGTTGTTTCTAATCTCAGACTCGAAGTCACTAGTTGACTGGTCTACCTTAGACTTGATAGCTTGGTAGATCCTAGCTATATCTCGGTGCTGACTCTGTAGAAACTTGAAGTAAAGTCGGTGTGCCAACTCATGAATGATCGTTTGGAGAGCAGCCCCCTCCTTGCCTTTCAGATTGGCTCGTACGAAGAACTCATCACTGGAAACAAGATAGAAGGCTAATACCTTGGATTTGGTCAGTGTATTGGAGATAAGAGCATCTCCATAGCAGACTTTTCCCAACCCCTTCTTTGCTAGAAGGTGAACAGCCTTTTCAATGACCCTAGCACAATTATTCATAGTGGATTCATCGAAACCACCAGTGTTCACAACTCTAAAGGGACCTGCCCTTAATACGGTAGGAGCATCTACTCCACGCACTGTAGCTTTACTAAAGGCATCCTTAGCTAGCGCCAAGTGCTCCTTGTACAGGGACATCAACTTTTGGAAAGCTACAACCCCAGCCTCAAAGTTCTTAGGAGAGGCAAACCTAGTCTTCTCATAAAATCTAGAACAAGCCTCAACTTTCTTTCTTACCTCAACCGGAAGGTCATACTGTTGTAGAAGCCCTAAGAATAAAGCTTGAACCTCTATCCTCTGTAAGGACCTGAGTGAAGACTTTGGGAACAACTCGTAGTCATATCTCTTACTACTGAAGTAACGAGACAACTCTTGTTTCTTACCCTCGTATGGATCACCCTCGTGTTGATTCAAGTACTCTCGAGCCTTCAACACATGTGGGAGCTCATATTCCAAAGTCTCGTAGCGCTCTATGAGTGTGCCCCATTCACGAATTATCTCTGGGACATTACCAATAGACATAGCATATCGGCGAGATACTGAGGCAACGATTGGGTCTATCTCCTTACACTTGTTGCAAATAGTCAATACACTTAGACGGTTTGGACTAGTACATCGACACTGCTGGGTAACCGTACCACAAACCTTGCAGGTTACCTTGTAGTGTTGATTAGGACCTGGGATGAAGTAGCCCTCTGGAGTCCAAGAACTCGAGATTTCTTCAGAGGCTATCTTGGCCCCGCCCTCTCGAGCTATCTTACGGAAGAACTCTCGAGACCACACCCCTAATGCATTGGGCCCCTTGAGTACCCAAATACGGAAGGCCTCAGCAAAAGCCTCTACTGGCTCAGTATCCCCATAGTCGCTTATCTCTTCAAGTTGAACTAACTCGCCTTCTTTGAATTCCTTTAGCCTCTGCAAGTAATCATCTGGATCGTATATAGGTCCAGAACGTCCAGAACGGAGTGGAGTTGGGTACACTAAGGCTAATTCCTTGAATTTAACCTCATCAAACTTGTCCTTTGCAACAGGTAAAGCGGCTTTCAGACGATCCTCATCGTCTATCATTGTAAGTATGTTGTCTGGATCAATTTTCGGATTGACTGCTTTGAAAAATCTATCGATGTCATCAAGAGTGATCTTGACTCCTCGGGAGGTTAGGACTTCGTCCCACTCACCTCGGGCTTGTCCCGGAAGTTCCTTGAAGTAGAATCGATGCCCACATTCGTGGGTAAGAGTACCCTGCCCTGTATCACTACCCGCAAGAGCTAGGGGGTATAAAGTGAGCTTATCTTCAGAAGGTGAGTATCTACCGCTGGTGTCCCACTCCTTCTGGTCGAAGTTGACTACGATGGTGAGACCCCTGACAGCATTTGGGAATCCAGCTGCTTTGATCCGAGTGAGCCTACTGCGAAGTTGGTTCATCGCATTGTGGAACTCTTCCTCGGTCTGACCACTTTCTACCTGACGGCCCCAATTTTCTATGATGACCTGAACTCCACCTATCTCAAGATGATCAACGGGCTCAAATCTATTGAGCGATCCACCCCTAAGCTCCAAGTACAGGTCAAGATCCTTGAAAGCTTTCAAAGCTGCTACCTGGTATCGTTTGACATTCTTGTCTTGTTCATCTCGGATCTTACTGAAGTTGAAGACTCTATCAACTCCAATAGTTGGGAATAGGAATGAATTGTCTAACGTATAACGAAAGTCCCAGGTACTTTTTCTGATATCCTTCTCGAGTGGGGTTTCCTTACCTTTTTCCGCCTTTGGGAGCACTACCTTGTAGACCCAATCGGAGAAGTTGTCCCGAAAAGTCCTGAACAACTTAGCCGCTTCAGCTATGCTCTCAGTAGCTTTAGATTTCTCTTCGGGTTCTGCATCCCAAGGGATGTCAATATTGAGTGAACGGTAGATCTTCGTCATCAAGCGAAGATCTTTCTTCCACTTCTCAAGGGTACCCTTGGTGATAGTCGCCGCGTACCGCCTGGCGACAGATTGAATGAGAGGATCCACCCTACTGATGAGCTACCAAAGAATTATCTAGGGATTGGTGTACAAGATCCGTAAGACCATTAGTGGATACTTGAGTGAACAAACCACTTATACACCTATACTGGTTATGATAACCTGCCCACTCTGTAAGTCTCAATTCAAAGCCCTGACAACCCACCTAAGGCTGATTCACGGACTCTCTCCCAAGGAATTCTCGAAAAAGTTCCCAGGACTCTCTATGGTAAGCGATGAAACCAAACAAAAAACATCATCCACATGCAAGAGATCGGAGTGCGGAAAGTGGAGAAAGGGACAGCCAATGTCTGAAAAGACTAGACAGAGAAGGAAGCAACTCTCTTCTGTCAAAGTCGGGGCAACTTTTGGTGAGTCTATAGTCGAGAGTTTACTTGAAGAAGTTCTTATGTCCGGGAGGTTACGACAGAAGGTTGGGTGTAGGTGCTCTTGTGGGGAATTATATGAAACTATTGACATCTACTTATGGAGAGGCGAAGGACTCCTCTGTCCAAAGTGCTTAAGTACTAGCCATAGGCTATATGAAGTTGGGTACCGATCCGACAAACTCGTAGTCATAGGTTATGAATCAGAGGGCCATAGAAGAAAGGCTATCTGTAAGTGTGATTGCGGGAAAGTGATCAGAATCAGACCCTCATTACTCGGTGTAAATAAAACCAACAATTGCGGATGTTCACCACGCGGAGGTTGGGAAGGTGTGGGTGAGTTATCCAAGAGTTATTATACTAGAACAAAAAGAGGAGCCAAGCTTCGAGATCTGGAATTTATGGTTAGTATGGAATATCTATGGGGTCTCTATCAATCGCAATCTGGTAAGTGCGCACTTAGCGGAGTTCCTATTGGATTGAATACTCTGCCACATGGTGGGGGTGAAGCTTCACTTGACCGAAAGGACAACTCAAAAGGGTATATCGAGGGAAATGTTCAATGGGTTCACAAGGATCTCAATAGAATGAAGCTTGACTTGAATCAAGCTAGATTCATAGAACTATGCAAAGAGGTGGTCAGTCACCTAGTCGTGAAGGGCTCCCCCACGACTGCTCAACCAACTCTTGACACAGGTTGTCAATAGCTTGAATATCAGGTTCAGGTGGCAGCGGCGAGATCTTCTCTAGTAGATTGAGCTCCTCATTTTGAATCCTGAACCATTCAACGAGATCTTCAAACTTCCAAGAGCCATTCCGAATCTCAAGGAGCTCTGCAGCATCTGAACGCTTAACAGTTAGAGTTCCGGTAACGAGTGTATCTCTACACGATCTTGAGAGCCTGACTAGATGCATCCCGTGTTTAAGATCGTAACCTGACTTAGCCTCCATAGCTGCTCGCTCTGGATTACGCTCCCTCTTCCACTTCTGGAACTTACTCCAATCGGAAAGTTTTGATGCGTACTTCTTCTCTAACTCAAGAACCTGAATGAAGTTAGTGGTTAGGCCTAAACTGTTAGCAGCCGCCCTCCAAACCTTATCATCAACCTCAAGATCAGACCACGAAGTTACCTCCACCAGACGGCGGTAGAACTCTTCACGGATAGCTTGTCTCATACTCGGGGGTAGGTATTCGAGCTTGTGCCAATTCCATTGATCAATTCTCTTATTAACCATAGCCATAGCGGCATCAATCTGGTTCTTAGCTGGATGAACTGGTTTAGGGGCTAACCCAAACTCCTCACGAGTTGGTTCATGGGTAGGGGGGTTAAGAACCCAACCTCTATGCCTAATGATTCTACGCATTTGCTCAACAGCATATCCTTGAAATGTCTCCCTAACCCTTCTGCTGAGGAACATCATCTTGTGGTCAAGCAACGTTTGGCCTATAGGACTCACAAACAAATGCTGCTCAGGGTTGGTGAAGAGGATCTCCAACGTATTAGGGTTGCACTCGGAGGCCAAGTACATAGCCTTCTTGATCTCGAAGATCACTAGGTCTGGATTCTTGAGCACTTCATGCTCGAAACCCCTCAGGATCCCAGTGTAGTAAGGCTTAGGGGCAATAGTAATTGCACGGATATCCAAGTCACTCTCAGGAGTGTTGGTTCCATAAGCATGTGACCCGTGCAAAGTCACGAAAATGGTGCGCTTGGGCATCCAAGAATGCTCACCACCTGCATTGAAGTAGTCTTGCCAATCGAAGTTCATTTTGGTCTCAGTGGGCACAAGATATGGGCTCGATAGAAGCTACGGTATACCTCATCCCAGGTAGCTGGATCGAAACCAGCCTTATCGTCAATCACAACGGAAAAGTATGGTTTGAGCGTGAAATCACCAGTCTTGGTATTCCCCACCGGTGTCTCGTTAAGGGCCTTGAAGTTAACCCCTTCGGCCGCAAGTCGTTCGAGATATCGCTGACCATCATTGGGATAGCAAGAAGTCCAAAGAACTAGGAACACCTCAGGGAAGTCACTGATTTTCCGAAGGGCTTCCAGGGCATTAGGAAAAAAGGCTTCCTCCGTGTCCTTGTAATTAGATCCGCACAGAGTGTCGTGAGCGTCCACCAAAAGGTAGATGGTATCCCACCCACGTTGTTGAGCAGTTAGGTATGCCTTTATTATAGCCCGTGTCAGATCCATGGTAGGCTACCCTACACCAAGAAGTCACCGGCATGTCTAAGAAACTTGGTGACAGCTCCTAGTATCTCAGCTGCTTCATCTTGAGCAACCTTTAATCTCTGCATGTTTTCTTGTACCAAGTAAGCGGGGCTTCCCGTGTTCTCAACCCTCTCACATAACCGGCCAACCAGTAAGTAGGATCCGATCAGCTTCTTCATAGCCTTCATGGCAGATTCATAGAGAGCCTCATCCTCGGCTTTCATCTCTTTTTCGCCACGATGCATCTCCCGGAGGCACTCCCGTGCAAGCTTCCTAGTACGAACTACCTCAAAGTAGTCTCCTTTCCACCAAACCTCCCATTTGTGTGGGTACTTGGTACGAATGAAGGAGTTCCGATCTCCTCGGAAGTACTCGATTCCCCGATATCCTTTCATTCTAATCATTACACGTAACCTGTCTAAGATTACGTGTAACTAGATCAGATCTCAACCAACTACCTGAAAATTCTGTAATTAGGCCCTTGAGATGGTATTATATCTCCTGCTGCCACTTACGGAGTACATGCTGAGCCCTATTTACCACCTGTTTTAGATCAACCACTGATGGTTCAGCCTTCCTAAGTATCTCTCTTAGTTCAGTTAACTTAGGGCTCGATTCCATTGACCCTCGGAACATGTCAGGGAGACCCTCCAATGAGAGATCGATGTCCACGATCTTTTGCCAGATTCGAGCAAGAGACCCACGACCCTCTTCAATGGTCTCCCTCTCAAGAGATCCCTGAACAACACGACCTGCCAACTCACTCAGCGCCGCCGCTAGCTTCTCCCTCGAGGGTTCTGGCTCTTCGGTCATGGCCCAGATGGTCTTGATCTCTGCCTGAACCTCTTCGGCGGTGGCTAGCTTGTTCATACCCCGTCAAGGTGATAAATAGATCAGTGCCTGAACCTTCGCCGGGGGCCGTGCCCAGGGATCTCTGTATTGAGAGACTTCACGGCATCATCCAGAACAGCCTCAAAGGTGATGTCCTCCTCGTAGCTGAATCCATCATCAGGGTGGCTAAAGTCCACTTCAGACGGATCATCAAGGGTCAGGTACCGAGGGTGTAGCCCTTCATGAACTTCCCGGTGGTGATTAGAGCACAAGAGTACACATTTTTCCAACTCAGGTATAATAACCTCAAGTCTGGTTATCCTTTGGGAAATAGTGAACTCTTTCCTTCTTGGGTCAAGATGATGCATCTCGAGGGCTGAATTGCATGTGCTGTAACCACAAATAACACATGCACCACCCAAGTACTTGATAGCCAAATCTCGAAGGTTGTATCGCCGCCGAGCTACCTCAAATCGATCCTTTGGCACCTAAAAGGGTTTCCACCAATAGACTATTGATGTGGGTGGATCTAAGTGACGAAAGAACCCATTGGACTAATTTACCAGGTACACAATCGAGTAACAGGTAAGAATTATGTCGGACAAACCACTATTGGCCTAAGAGAGCGGTGGAGACAGCACTGCTTAGCAAGTTCAGGGTGTAAAATATTGAAAAGGGCTGTAACCAAGTACGGAGTTGGCTCATTCGACTTGACAATATTGGACTTAGGTTACTCCCAAATTGATCTGGACAAGAAAGAGGTACATTGGATTAGAGAGCTAAACACTATTGTACCAACTGGGTACAACTTATCAGGAGGCGGGGGCGGTGGGGGTAACCAACACCCACTAGTCAGAGAGAGAAAGTCAAGAGGCAGAAAGGAGTTTCTAAGCTCCCGGGCGGCTAGGGGTCTACCTAAAGGGCCTACAACTCTGACCGAAGCTGACGTTCGTGAGATATTCAGAAGATTTGACGAGGGTGAGAAACAGAAGTCAATTGCACAGTTTTTCAAAGTTGATAGGAGTACTGTATCCCATATTATTGAGGGTAAAAACTGGGCACACCTCGGACTGAAGTCAACCAGACTTAGAAGGAAGTCTGTGGACCTGAATCAGGCTCGTGAGATATTCAGGTTGAACTCCAAGCTGGTAACCTCCAATGTGATTGGGATAAAGCTAGGAATCTCCAAACCAACAGTAAATAGAGTTCTACGAGAAGGGAAGTACCCAGAACTTGTAAAAGAATTTGGTACTAGGAAGAGATTCCCTCAGAGCCCTTCATCTGAGGTTACCCTAAAGGCTAGGGAACTCAGATGTAAAGGGCTAACTTATCGGAAGATCGGTATTGAACTAGGTGTACATGAGGTTACTGCTTGGACTTATTGTAACAGGTAACTTGGCCCACCTTCTTAAACTCTTGTACCTACCGTGCTTATGCAGATAGAAGAAGTTACAGTTTTCTCAGGGTATTCATTCAAGTTGTTGGAGGCAGGACCCTGGGACCCAAGTTCATTTGGGCTTGTCGATATCACTATAACTAGAGAAGAAGACAAGCTTGAAGTATTCATCGACTTTCACTCAGAGGTACCTATCCAGTTCGAGATCGATTCGTATCTCTGGACGGGTACTAGACTGCTTCTGAGAACCAAGGACAAGATTCGCTGGGTTCTTAAAGCAACCAATTGATCCCGGTGTAAGTGATGGGGATCATATGACAACAGCTTCACCCGTAGTTAAGTGGGCCGGTGGGAAAAGACAGATTCTAGCTCAGATTCGTCGGAGACTCCCCAAGGCCATGGATACTTACTATGAGCCATTCGTAGGGGGCGGAGCTGTATTCTTTGCATTAGCAAATCGAAAGGCCTTCAAGAGGGCAGTCATCAACGATATGAATAAGGAGTTGATGGACACCTATCTGGCTCTGTCCACCGGTAAGGTCAAGAATATTGTAGATATTCTGATTGACTACCCTAATACACGTGAGTTCTACAACGAGATTAGAGCTAGGGTACCCAGTGAGATACCAGAAATCGAAGTCAGGGTAGCTCGGTTCATTTACCTGAACAAGACCGGCTTCAACGGTCTCTACAGGGTCAATCAGAGCGGGGGTTTCAACACTCCCTATGGAAAGTACCCGAACCCAAACTACTGCGATAAAGCAGGCCTCATGGAGGCCGCACGAGCCCTTGAAGGTGTGACTGTCGAGTGTGGAGACTTCGCAACTTCAGTTGCTTCTGCCAAACCAGGAGATGTGGTTTAC